TCTTGTACTGCTCTGACCTTATCATCGCTGGTAACCCAACTTACATTTATTAATGAGTGATTAACTTTCTTTTCTTCTCTAGTCTTATTCTTTTTCATTATCTCTATTACACCTGCTAAATTAGAACCGTGTAATACAAACTCTTTACAATCACCTCGTTCATTACTGTTGATTACATTTTCTTTCTTAATTAAATCGTAATCTTGGTCTGAATAGTTTTGACCTGCATATAATAATTGATCGTACATATCACCAGGCATTGTGTTCCAATCTCTAAACACACACTTGTTGTCTTGTGCATAACCTGAATTGTATATCTCGTGCATTATGCCCATATCAACAGCAGTAATTACATCTGGTTTAAAATCTCTATACAAAGCATTACAACCATATATCTTGCCGTGTGGTCTTAATGTTTCTAAATCTAAATGCTTTCTACTCTCACCATTACCGATACAGAATACTCTACTCATATACTTTGCCGTCTTTAGGTTTTAGTAGTGCTACTTCTTTTTCTGTCTTGTCAAATTTAGATTGGAAAGTTCTCTTGTTCATCTTCTTCATATGCCATTTGAAATCAAAACTAAACTTTGTCATATCAGTTAAGTTCCATATTACTATCTTGTTGTCTGTAAACTTATTGATATACAATGCCTCTTTCTTAAAAAATTCACTTTTCTCAATCAGACTATCGTATTTCTTTCTCTCAACAATAAGACCTTCTAAAGCATACTTGTGGTCGCTTTCAAAGTTTCTTTTCTTAAATTCACAAACAAACTTATCGCTAATTGCGTCAAAGGCAGAGTATGATGTGCCTTCTACAACTAATGGATTGTCTGCAAATATAGCAAGTTTGTTTAGTTCTTCAACAAGTCCTTTTTCATTATTACTCCATACCATATTACCAACCGTAACTCTTCCAAAACTCTCTAATCTTGTTGTAGTTTTTATTAAATGATTGTTGTAATTGTAAATAGTTCATTGATCTTTCTTTGATATAATTTTTATCATCTTCAAAGTCAATTACTTTCATTTCGTTATCTTCATCTGGTATCAATACAAATTGAGCAATAGGTGTTCCTGCCTTAATTGTTTCAACTCCTGTGAAGTGGCAAAAGAAAGGTATAGTTCCTATAGCAGCGTGTCCTAACTGTGGTTCTAATATACCTGAACAAGTTGTGAACCTATTGTCGTCTAGGTACATAGGGTGCATTTGCAACAGTTTATATCCTTTAGGTATTCTTGCTACCCAAGGTAAATTAAATTTCAATACTTGTTTCATTGTACCTTTAGGCCAATTTTCAAAGAAAGGATACATTGATTGTTCCATATGTGATGTAATAAGTTCTTTAGTTTCTGGGTTACCACCAGGTATTGATGATTGATACATTGTGCCATCAGGACTTACATCTATTTTTATATCAGTATGTAATCTCATAATATAACCTGTGTTATGAAACTGCTGTAGAGCAGGACATTTTGATGTGTGTCTTGTTTCTCCAGGATTGAATTTTTGTGAATTAGGATCAGCATACATTTGTTCTCCACCTCTAACTTGTTGAGTGATAGAACCTTTAGATTTAAAATCTTCAGCCGCTCTCTTAATCCAAGATGGTTTATGTTTACTCGCCTCTATTATAGGCATTGTCTTATCTACACCTGATACTAGAGATATAAATTCTATTTTTGGTTTAGTCATTGTTTCTTATTACCTCTTTCATTATTAACTTACATTCAGTTATATTATATTTTATAAAAGGTTTCAACTTGGAAACCTTATGTGCGATTTTAGGCCACACAACCTTTTCTTCAATTTGTTTATTCCAATTTTTGATAAACGATAAGATTTGGTCAAGCACAACGAAGGATTGGAATGACGCTCTCCTTTGAATAAGTAAGCGTAAAAGTCTAGGGTGTTGTCCATTATTGCAAACGAAACCATCATCAAAACTAATACGCTTACTGTTGAAATCAGAAAGAATATTAACAAAATCGTTTCTAAAATGGTACTTAAAATTATCTTTAACCTTTTTATATTTGAGGTAAATATCTCGTCCATCATTTTCTAGTAAGTTTCCAATCCAGTTTTTATCTTTTTCAGTAAAGTTTGCAACAAAGAAATCAAGTATTTCATCCTTATTGTATTTTGTGCTGAGTTTATGAAAAAAATATCTATCATTTCGTTTTGTAAATGTGTCTAGTTTAATGTTTACCTTACCATCATAGTCAAAATAATTATAGTTGGTAGTAAAATGTAATTTAACTGCCATATAGACTCTAAAAACATCAAACCCTCCATACATTTATTATTTGTTGTCCTTTAAATAATCTAACATAATTGTTGCACCTGATACTTCGTAAGGATCTTCATCAGCACTCTCATTATTTTTACCTGATTCAATAAACATTTTTTCTATTACACCATTATTAACTAGAGCAGAATATCTCCAACTTCTTAAACCAAATCCTACTTTAGGTTTATCAATTAACATTTTCATTTTATCTGTAAATTTTCCATCACCATCAGGACATAAAAAGACTTTCTCTACTTTAGGCACTAAACTACTACCCCAAGCATTCATTACAAAGGCGTCATTAACTGATATACAATATATATCGTCTATACCTTGTTCTTTAAATAGTTCATACTTCTCCTCGTATTCGGGTAAGTGTTTTGATGAACAAGTTGGTGTAAATGCACCTGGTAATCCAAATATTACCACCTTCTTGTCTTTAAACATATCATCTGTTGATACATCTTTCCATATCATAAATGTCTGGTGTTGAAATCTACATTTAAATTTATGTTCTGGTATTTTATCCATTATATTTTCCTTTTCTTCATTCATTGTTTTGTTCACAGCCAATATCATATAGTACACTTAAAACTGCAATTATAACTCCTAGTCCTATTAGACCCCATAGAGCAGTAGATTTCTCTACAAATAAGATGTGGTATAACATCTCCATTCCATTCATACAGGTAGAGTACCACCTTTTTTCTCTTTAAGCATTTTTAAATTAACTGCCTCGTGTTTGATTTTTTCTTTTAATGATTTATTAACCATTGCTTTAACAGTTCCTACATCAATGTCGTTTAGATTACAATAGTCTATGATGGCATCCATATAAGATACTCTTTTCATTTTAACTACTGATTCTATCTTTAAACTAAATTCTTTACTATTCATTTATACTTTCATTATAACATATAATTGTTAATTTGTCTAGTGTGGTTACCCGCTAGCGTAACCACAATAGGGGCCCACCTATCCTTTACGATAGGTATTCTGTAATATGTGTTTGGAATTTCTGTCGGTGTCGCCTGGTTCATTATATCCTTTTGTATGCCTGTTTCTGTTACTAGGTACAGGCAAACCCTAAGCAGACTAAGCTGCTAAAGCGTAACTTTCGTTAGCGTTTATAAGTTGACATTACGGTGTCAGCGATTAAACTCCAGTAAGGTTTAGTAGTAGTCGAATCTGATTCACCCCCTCAAAGCACACCTCAATGTGTTTTAAATTGGTGGAGGTGGGTGGAATTGCACCACCGTCCTCACTAGTTATTATATTACCTTCGCCGTCTAATTCTTTTGTTTTTCTTTAAGTTCCATTACAAGATCAAATGTATGGTACAGGATACAACTTTCTGTATTATTTGGTATAGTTAATACAGTAGCACTTTCTGTTTTGTTATCGTTCACCATATAAGTCATCATATAAACTGGTAATCCTGTTGGGTCCATTGCTTCTCTACCTAGAGAGATATGTAATGGTTTTAATTTCTTATGGTCTAAATATTTTTGTATATTTTCTGGCGACCCACATAAAGCAGGTAACTGTTGTATATAAACTTCTCCATCTCTTAAACCTTCTTCGTGGCCAGCATATACAACTGTAGCAAATAATATACTTAATATTAATACTAATTTCTTCATTTTATCCTTTAGCGTTTTAGGTCGCAAGTAGAATTTAAATCACCTTTTCATTCTATGTAATACTTTTGACTTTATCTTTGTTTAGTTCTTCGTAATATTTATAAAACTCTTGTATCGCTTTACCGAGCGACTCTTTGTAATCATTAGGATTCTTTTTGTAGCAAGCGACAGAACCGTCTTCACCTGCAAGTAATATGACTATTTGTTCTATGGGTTTACCGAATATCTCCTCATACATAATAGCATAGGCAGTAGTCTGTAAAAAGTAGTTCTCTATCCAAGATTCTTGTCGTTCTTTGTTTGCTGTTTTAAAATCTATTACAGATAACTTACCATTGTATTCTGCAACACAATCAACTTGACCTGCAATGGTCAACTTGTGTGAGTACATACACGCTTCTAATAAGTGAATATTGTTAACCTGATCTACATAAGGTTTTAATAATCTAAAAAGACCTATTGGTAATACTGATCTCTCACTAGGTGTTTCACCTTTAATGTATTGTTCAATGAGTGTGTGTGTTGCTGTACCTCTACGAGCAGCACGACCCATTTCCCAATTAGCAGCACCTTCTCCAACATTCTTACGCCATTGAAGTAATCCTTCTTTTTTTCTTATGTTTAGAACAGTAGTTACAGATGGATAATTCTTATCATCTATTGCATAAAATCTATGTCCGTCTATACTCTTACCTTTAGTTTTAGGTAAGAGTGTCTTATCTATATTTTCAAATTTAAATTTATTCATAATTACATTATAACATTATATTATCAAAAAGTCAAGCACTAGATTGATCTGTGTAACATATAATGCGACACAAGTTTATCTCGTTCTCTCTTTTGTTCATTGTTAAGAGTTTCAACAGCTCAGCTAGGGTCGTATGGTTCGTAAATAGTCTTACCATCACCATTTCTGTATGCTCTTAAAACTTGTTTTCTATTGTCTTCAGGATTCTTGTATGAACAATGAATCCAACCGCTGTTAGGTTCTTCCGTGTTATGGTATTCCAATATCAACTGGTCAAAATCTAATTTATCTATAATATATTTTGCCAAGTCAGCATTTGGGATCCCAAATATTTCAAAGTCCGCAGCTTGGCCCTTGGCGTGCTGAGATTTTAAACTTGATCCTATCTTAACACATAACTCTGGTGATCTGTACCCACTGGATACTGATACAACTTTGCCATAGTGTTCTCTAATTGGTTGTAGTATGGATTCACATAATTTTTTCATATTATCCATATGATCTTCGCTTGGATTATTAGTAATTCCGTGTCTGTCTGCCGTTTGAGAGGCAGTCATTTCTTTAAGCGAAAAATTGTTGCTTAGTTGCATTTATCTTTTCCTTTGCTTTTAGTTTAAGTTTCTTTAGAGTTCTTAAATCGTACCAAGTGCTGTTAGTTCTATCTTTTTCTCTTTTGTTCTCAATATCTAACACGGCTCTTTTTAGTTCTTTATGTTTAGCTTTCGCTGTCATATTATCCCCTTGTAAGTTTTAGTATTTTCTCTATTTGTGCCTTAATAATCGGTCCTCTATTTGGCCAATGTATATAAGGTTCGTCTGTTTTACCTAAGTTATATAAAAAAGGTAATACAATTTTCTCAATGTCCTTAAATCTTTTTATTGTTTCTTCGTCTGATACTTCTTTTGTAATAGTATCTTTCTCTGCCACTATCTGCATAATCTCATTCATCATTGACTTAATATCTGATACATCACCTTTTACTTTTGATATTTCTAAATTAGAATTTTCTACTAGTTTAGGATCAACACTAGGTGTGTTTGTTGGTGTAGATGATACAGGTGTCATACCCCAATCATCTGAAGTATCAAACTCTCGCATATAATCAGGTATGTCTTTATTCATATTACTTTTTCCTTCTACTTGCTATTCGCTGTTTGTTCTTTGTTAATGCTTGTTGAGTTTTAATTTGTTTGATTGATTTCTTGCCGTATCTTTCGCCAAGAGGACTTGTAGGGTGTGCCTCAGCAATCCTTTGCATATTTTCTTTCCAACCTTGGTCATTCTTATGCGTTAGTCCTGCAACTCCTGAAACAATATTTATAGGTTGCAATACTTGTGAAATATGTTTATTCTTTGACAAATAAGATTCCATTTCAGATATTGACATCATATCGTCATATTCTTTTTTAGTTCTTTTATTATAAAAAGTGTAGATAGGCATTAAAGATTTTTAAGTGTTTCTAATTTATCTTTTGCTTCTGCTAATAATGTTGTTTTCTTTTCTGCTGTAGCAACATAGTCTATATGTTCAGCAACGCCAATAGGACTACCTAAAAAGACTTTTAAATCTGTTTCTGCAACTGCTACATCACCTTCTAGTTTTTTAATTAGTGCTTCTTTTATCATTTTATTTTCTCCTTTAATATTCTTCCGTAATTAGGCCAACCGAATTTATCAGGTGACTCATCTGTGTATCTCCAACGAATAACTCCTGTCATAGGATTTCTTTCGTAAATTTTACCTCTAGGTTCTTTAGTCTTCTTTGGTTTCGCCATCACTCAATCCTTTTCTTAATATTTCTTCTTCTTCATATGTATATTGTCTTATCATTGGTTTTGCCTTTATTGCTTTGTTAATACTATTTCTTAAATCATCACTAAATGATTCTAAATGTCTATCTGCTTTATTTTGTTTTGATTGTTTATAACTCATATTTAACAGTTCTTGTTCTTTGATTGTTTTTTCTAAAAAGTCCATTATATATCTTTCTATTTTAGTTTAAAGAAAAAAGAAAATGTTATTCTTTCTTCCATTGTGTAATCAAAACAATTAGCGTGATATCTACCACCGTTATATAAAACTAATCTATTTGGAAAACTACTTACATATATGTCTGGTGCTTTTTCCAATTGATTATGAAAAAATGCTGTACCACCGTCATAAGATTGGTCAAAGTACATCATACCTGCTAATAAAGATTCTGAAACAAATTCTCTTTCTAAATCTCTATGTACAAAACCATATTTACTAAAATCTTGTGGGGATGCCTTTATTTCACTTATTAAAATTTTTCTTGCAATCATAGAAAAATCTTTAATAGGATGTTTTATTATTTCTTCTATTTTATCTATAATATAATCATTCTCTTTATCGTATATGACTTGATAACAAGGCATACCTTGAAATCTATTACCATATGCCATCTTTAATGGTTGATGTCTTTCTTCCCAATCAAAAGTTTTAATATCTTGTTTAATACTTTCAAATTTTTCTGGTGTAAAAAAGTTTGATTTTGTTACTATACCACCACCTACTATGTAATCAAACATTTATTCCTTCCTTAAACCACTCGGGCATTATTGCGTTAGGTTTTTCCCACTTGGCAAATCTTATCTTCTCTAGTATATAGTATTTTCTATATGACCCAACTACATCATTAGGTATCTTACAATGATCTGGCATTGCTGGTGTAGCGTCTGTGCCTATCACATTGATAGGTGCATTTTTAGGTGGGTCTTTTAGTAACACACCCAACTTGTCTATTGAGATATGATTTTTAGTTTTTTGCCATCTTAATTTGTATTCTTCATTCAGAGCAATCATATGGTTATATAGCCAGCTGTAATTGTAAGCAGACTTTAGAACCCATTGTGTACTAGGGTGACCTAGCCAACCTGCCTTGTATATAGTTGCTTCTTCGTTATCATTATCTAATCGCCATCTTTTAATATTTCTATTGTTCTTTGTCTTGCCTAGATACATTGTGCCGTCTAATACTCTTTTAGCAGTACATAGCATTTGAGCAGACTCTAATATCATTTTGATAATATGTTTATCACACATCATCTTAGCAGCAGTATTTGGATTTTTATCTAGGTAAAATATATTCACTAGTGTATTAACCTCGCAAAGTAACTCATCATATCATATTCTTTTGCTAATTTTTTTAATTTCATATACCACATAGATTTCATATCATCTGATTTAGCGTCAGCACAAGCTTTTGCTAGATTGTCTAATCTATGTTGTTTGATTTTTAATCTTTTTATATCTTCAATTGTCATCATATACTATACTATATCACTTATTATCGGGTTTGTCAAGCTCTTTTGGTTTCTTTTTTGGTATAATAGGTGTAGCAACTACGCTTTTACACATATATTCAATACCTTTTTTTATACCTCTTTTAACTCTACAATCATATCCTGTTATCTGCGATAAAGCATAGTCATTTGTTGTAGGTAAATCGTTTGCTGATAGACCTAAATCTAATCCTGTTTTGGCAGCTGATAATACTTTGTATTCTGAATATGCACCACCTGAAGTTGCTAACCAAGAGGGTGCTACAGCACAAGCGTTTAAAAGTAAACTACTTGCTATCAGTATCGCTATTCGCATTCCATTCCATTATCTGATCCATTTTAAGTCTTATCTCATCTGGATCAAGTCCTAAGTTTTTCAATTCTTCAGTTCCCATTTTAGCAAAAAAATCTTCATAATCTCTATTGTTTAAAGTTCTCTTACCTAGTTTTCCAAAAAAATCTTTGTAAATTCTTTGCTTATCTCGGTAGTCTTTCGCCCTAGCTTTTGCATTAACAGCTTCTTTCTGCCAATCCTTTTGCTTCTTACTCTCTTTTTCTTCTTCGTCTTTGATATTTTGTTTTTCATTTCTCGCCAATCTCCATTGTCTTAATGATATGTTAGCAGCTATTAATAGTAATACTGCAAGAGGATCAAATACAAATATTAATATCAGTATTACAATTCTAACAGCGTGGTCAAAATAGTCCTTTGCGTCATCACCATATATAAGTTCAGCAATATATTTAATAGGTCCTACCTCTGCCTCTATCTTATCTTGTTCTAGTTTTAAACTACCTCTTTTATCTGATAGTTCAGTTATCTTATCACTCGCCTCATTTATAGCATTCGTTAATGCGTCCCTTTCAGGTTTTTGTTTCTTACGCTCTTTTAAACCTCTGGTCACATATTCTTTGTCTATGTAAACTTCTAATGCCTTGTCTAATAAATTTAAAGTCTTTTGTGATCTATCTATAATTTTTTCTTGTGAAAGAATTTGATTGTCAATTAGTTCTATTTTAATATTATTACTTGATGTAGGTTTAACTTGATCTAGGTGTGCCTTTGATAAGAAACCAAAGATACCCATAGAGGTTATGAATACTAATACTATAATTGCTATAAACAGATATGATTTTAAAAGTCTAGGTACATCTGAGCGCCAATTATTATACAACCAACTGGCTGCAACTAACTTACCTACTTCTAATGCCCCACCCATTGCAATAATGGCTGTGGTTGCACCAGCAAACAAGGTTGCTAGTCCTATAATAGAATAACCTGCTGCTATTACAGATATACTGATCGCTGATATAAAAGTTAATAGTGTTAAAAACATATGATTATTTAGTTTCTAATTTTCTGATCTTTTTAATCATTCTTATAACTCTTTGGTCATAATCTTTAGTAGTTGAAAACTTATCTAAAGTTTTGATTAATACAATTGAATCAAGTTGTTTATTATTTTCTAACATCACTTGTCTTTTAGTTCTAAATTTTTTGTAAGCACGGTGTTCGTTTAATAATCTAAAATATTCTTTTACGCTATCACATTTACTACTAAACTTTCTTACACCCCAACCTGGCCATTCAGTTACACCTACTAATAGTAAGTGTGGCGTTGTTTCAGTAAAGGTTCTAATACCGAATAGATTATTACCTTTAGTTGCAAATCTACTCTTACCCCAACCAGACTCTAACGCAGCCTGACCTATAACCATCTCCCAAGGCACTCTCTTGTCTTTAGGTGTTGTGAAATTAATATAGTCTATGCACTTGTGCATTGCTCTAACGAATTGCATATCATCACTATAAGTAAATTCAGGTTCTCTTAAATCTAAATCTTTAATTTTTTCTAGGTAAAACTGTTCTAGTTGAGCAGTTACAGTAGCAGTTGACCATTTGTTAGGTTTAAATGTACCGTACCAATACGCTGAAACGCAAAGAATACTAACTGCAAAAGTGATCTTTGTCCACTTCCAACAACTATCTAATAGATTGTCCCAATTATATTTTTTTGGCATAATAGTCATAGCCTACCCACTCTACTTGATCGTGGTCGGTAAATGATTCTAATTTCTGTTGATAAAAGGTTAAATTTGATTCTAACTTTCTTACTTTGCTGAAGATTACAGCCGCCTGTTTATTTGTAAAGTTATCGTAAACATCTTTTGCCCATTGTCCTGTGTAGTATAGTTTACTTGTACCTGATAAATTAGATTGTTTTACTAACTCACTTAACTTGATTATTGCCTCACCTACTCTTGCCTTAATATAGGGGTCTAACTCTTTCACTTGTCTTGCCATAATATATCTTTCAGTTGTTTATAAATCTAAGCCGATATTATTTAACTTCGGTCTAAATGAATAAAATAGTTTATTGTGATTACCTGTATCGCCTTTATAATTCATTTGATATAGGTGGATCATTTCGTGTGCTAGTGTTTCCACAAACTCTTTTTTATTTCTGTATTTTGGTAACATCTGTAAATGAAATTGAACAGTACCTTTGCCTTTCCATTCCCATAGTATAACTTGACCATAACATCTTTGCCACTTTAAATCTTTTAATTGAATATCATTGAAAGGCATAAGTACATTTTTAAATATAGTTTTATTCAACATCTTAAAATATTTTTTAATATCCTTGTATGTTGTTGTGTACTTACGATTGCTAACAAGTTCTCTTTTTAGAGTCTTCTTAACTTTCATCTTTGCCGTTTCTGATTTTCTTTTTATAGTCATTGTAATGCTGTATAATTCCCATTGTTATACACGATAAAATTATAACTTTTAATTCTAACGGTATGCTGTTAAAAAATTCTATCATTGACAATCCTTATCTTTGATTTTAGAGTCTTTAAGCAATAAACATTTCTTTTGTTTATCTAAACTCAATCTCAAATCTGTCATCATTCTATCCATAATGTAAGGTAAATATGCCTCAATAATTGGAATAAATTCCAAAGCAAATTTATGACCTAAATGTTCTAGTTCACTTTCTAAAACTTTCATTTGGTCTATATCGGTACCCTTAACGGTCTCTACGATAATATGACCTGTCGTGTTTATAACTCTCTCATCTGCTTTTAAAGCATTAAATATACTCCACGACCAGATATATACAAACGCTAAAAATAGATATAATAATTGTTTTCTCATATATTTATAGTATCAGACTTATAGAAGAAAGTCAAGCGATAATAAGTGTTGATTTTATTGAGTTTTAGGGGTGTGCTATGAGAACAAAGCGTGAACACCCCTATAAATGTGTGGTTTTACTTGTCGAGTCGAATAAAATCATCATCCCAATTAAAGGTTTCTTTAACTAAATTAGCAGTTAAACCTTTATATGTTTGATTAAGATTTTTATTTTTGATTGACATTAGAACCTCAGCGTCATCTTCTTGTAGACCTTCTAATATCTGAATAAACATAGTTTCTTTTTTCAACTTGTTTATTGTATTGTTTCCCCCAACTACAAAATGATATAGTTTTTTAGCCTCAGCTGCTAAACTTGTGTGTTCAGTACCAGCAGGTGCCTCATTTGCAATGTAAGGTGGATTGCCATCAGGTAAATCAAATTTGATTTTAGGATCAAAACCAGCTTTTAATAACTGCCTCATTGCCTGATTATCATATTCTTTTAAAATTGCAATCTTTTGAGTCTTGTCTTTTGCGTTATTTACTTTCGTAAAAATCTCGTGTACGGTAGGAGCACCTGATCCTTCGGATCCGATACCTTTTCTTAATTGTGCGTTATCTCTTATAGCCATAATATCCTCAATTGTTTAAAAGTCATTAATCTTATCTATCAATGTCTTCAGTTTTTTTCCTATAAAATAAGGTAACAGGAGCGACCTGTCTTTTACTTTATAATTGTTATATGTATTTATAATGTTAGTTTCTATCGTTTTTGGTATTTGGGACAAGTCAATAAGTTTCTTGTTCCGGTTGTAATTCTTTTTTGTTTCTGATCCTAATGGTATATTATCAATATTAGACCATTCTTCTAGCATTGCTTTCTTAATAGGTTTTTGTCTTTCACCTTTTTGAAATACATCATCATCACTTAATATATTAGGTACGCCATCTGATCTATCGCCTTTGATAATTTGTTCTCTCAAAAATTTTACAGGATCCTCTTGTTCACCTATAAAACCTTTTAATAGAGGAGAGTATTGATACACATTACCATACTTGTGAAGTTGAATAAAGTCTTTGTCACCTGACACAACTAGGTACTTGGTTTCTTTTTGCATTTTAATGATAACAGCAATCAAGTCATCTGCTTCAGAATTTTCTACATACATTAGTTTGTATGGAAAATTATCTTTTAGTTCGTTCTTAATTTCTGTAATCATTTTGAATATGTTAGCCCAATCAAAAGGACCGTCTTGTCTAGCAGCTTTTCTACTATGTTTGTATAGTGGAAAAAACTCTTTACGCCAAGGATCGCTGGCGTCTGAACATAACACCATATCACCATATTCTTCTTTGAATTTTATATTGAAACCTCTTAATGAGTTTAATACCATATGACGAATCATATCTTTGTTAGGTTTAACATCACCTTTACCTCTTACCTGTGCCATTAGGTTTGAGATTAAAACTTGATTAAGGTCAACTAATATCATAAGTATTTCTTTTTATACCACTTGTAAAATGCTTTGTCTTTCATTAGGTCTAATACACCTGCTGCTGAAATCTGATCGCTTCTGATACAATCAGCATAGTCTTGGTATTCTGATTTCTTAATCTTCTTTATTTTCATAAGTATAATTTTTTATTCGTCCAGCTCTAATTTGTTTTAACTGTTGTTCTTTAGCATTTCTAGTGATTTGTTGATACCAGTTTTTGCCTGCGGAAGACAAATTAAGTCTTTTACCATCTAGCATAATTTGTCTAGGCTTTAGCCCATTTTTTTTATCAATTCTATCCATATATGTAGCAGGTAAATGAGGAAACATATCACACGGTGGCATAAGACTATTGATTGATTCCATACCAAACAAGGTAGAAACCTTACCTGATCTCTTGTTAATTTTATCTTTTAAACCTAATATTTCAAGTTTTCTATTTCTACAATAATCAGAAATGAATTTGATAATTTTTCTGTCATAAAAAGAAGCGTGGCTATGATATTCTTTAAAATAATTTTGTGCTAATGTTTCTTCGTATTTTGTAACTTTTTTATCAGGTATAGTTTCAAGTATATCAATAATTATTTTTTTACCAGTTGAACCTTTATGAACATTTATTCTTGTGTCAAGTGTAACACTTTCGCCGATTCTAACATAATCGTGGCCATCATCAATGAAATATACACCACTAGGTGTTATTTTATTCTGTGTCGCTAAGTTTGACATTGTATATATCTTTAATTGATTTTTCTACTTCCGTTAATTCAGGTTCGGGTTTAGTTTGTTTACTACCGAAATAAAAAGCAATACCAAAACCTAGTACAGTTAATATCATACCTAAAGCAAACAATCCAAATCCGTGTTCTAAATCCATTATAGATACTCCGAATAGTGTTTGACTTTCTTACCTTTTTTCTCGTCTTGTATTACTCTAATTCTTGCCTTGCAACCTTCAATGGTTGTGTACATCCAACCACAATCGTGGTCTTCAATTTGTGTTTTAAACCATTTAATGGTTTCTTTTAGAACAGCAATTGATGTATCTTGGTGTTCTAAATCTTGTCTTACTTTTGATTTATAAATTCTTGGCATTGTTGTTCTCCCTTTTTATATGATATATACTATCACAATTTTTGTGGTTTGTCAAGCTGTAATTTAGGGCGCCGAAGCGCCCTATATTTAAGTATTATGCTGAGTAAGATACTTGTTTACCGAACACTTTAGTAATACCAGCAGCGATTATCGCTTTTGATGGTGTACCAACTCTAAAAGACACTCCAGCTTTTGATCTATTTTCATAAATCATCATACCTTGAAGTCTTAATTTACCAACCATTGCAGCTGGTGATCTTAGGTCGTAAACAGTTCTTAATTGTTTCCAAGTAACTGTTGCACCTTTATTGAAAAGATTTTTAATCTTTTGCGTTTTAGATAGTTTTGTATTTGACATAACTATTTCTCCTTCTTCTTTGTTGTTATTAAATAAAAATTTAAACATTGTTTAAACCCTCTCTTTCTGACCATTTTACAACCAGGCCGGCGATTGCTTGAGCAATTTGTTTAGTCATCTAAATCTCCATCAGGTTCAAAAAACCCTAGTGTATCATTTAGATCCTTTAATTCGTTTTTGACATCACCTGAAATAGGTTTTGTCATAGCAGGTTTTCCTAATACATCAGCATAATCAAGTTTTGCTGATACTGTACCTGCCTGGTTAGTTTTTAACTTAACCATCTTATCTGCTAATAATTGAGCAGGATGTGGTAGTTCAAAATCTCTATAAATCATACCACGCATTACATCTACTAATAATGCTAAATCTTTTGTGAAGTTTGGATTGTTAGTTTTCATCGCTAAGTCAACAAAACTTTTTAACAAATTCATACTAATATCATCAACGGCAGTTTCAACAAATTTTTTAGTTTGTTGTTTTTGTATTTCTTTAGAAACCTTATCACTCATTTTTTTTCTTTGAGTGTCAAGTTCTCTAGTTCTATCTGCGACAATCCTATTAGTAGGAAAAGTAATTATATTATCCTTCAAGTTTTTCGCCTTTAAAATTTACTAGTCCTTGTTTTTCAAAGTATTCTACTAGTTGATTGTAACCACCGATCAGTTCGTCATCTATTTTGATCTGTGGCATTTGTCTGACCTGTTTACCGATGTCTTCTAACATCTTATCAACAGACTCATACTCTTCCATTTTCTTTTCTGTGTAGTCAAGGCCAAGTCTTTTTACAAGACTCTTGGCCTTGGTACAATATAAACAGTTATCTTTACTGTATATTATTATTTTTGTCATCTGATTTCTCACTCTCTAAAAGTTTATTGTAGGCAACATTTGCCTTCTCTTTTAAATTGTAGGCGTCAACAGCTTCTTCAATAGTGAAGTTATACATTTTATTGTACTCACCTAGAGGAAGTCTTAAGCCTATCCAAGCACGATAGTAACTTTGTTTTGTTAAGGTCACATCTTGTTCAAAGATTTCATATCCTCTCACTTTTGTGTTCTTAATAACATTAACTAATACAGACTCAACTTCGGTTACAACTGTTTTAGTATTTGTTTTACCAAGTTCAGTTATAAATTGTTTTGACTCTTTATTCATCTCCCCTTTAATTATGTCAGCAAGTTCCGCTTTTGCAAGCATTTTTGCCTTCTCAATTGCAAGGTTTAAGTCTGGTGATACTGCTGTGGCAACACCATAGATACAAACTCTATCTTTGTCTTTACCAAACATTTTGATTTCACAAGCCTTCGACTCATTAATGTCAGCCATATACCATTTTGGTACACTATCAACAACTTTGTTGCCTGACTCTTTCTTTATCTTATAGTTACCAGCACAATTGGTCAGCAATACTGACATAATTCCTACTAGTAATATCTTCATTTTACTTTTCATCATATTATTTTACACACTCCTTTTCATAGTATATACTATTTCCTGCACTTTGTCAAGCCCTAATTGAATATAATCAAAAAGATCAGTAATTCCAATGTCGGTTTGAGTGAAGACAATAGTTAAGAGTCCGATTATGATTAGATTTTTAATCATTGAACCTCCCATTCACCGTTCGTTTTTAAACACATCTTGCCGAACGACCTCAAGGCGTGTTCTGGCCGAGTATAATATCGGCAATATTCTGGAGTAGTGGTTTCTCTATAATAAAACTGAGCATATAGTTCCCAATAACCTGGTGTTTCTATACCCTTTTTACCATCAGCACACTCCAAAATTTCTTCTTTAATTATTTCATCACCTTTTTGTTTAATGACTACTTTAATAAAGCAATATTGACCATCTGTTTTTTCAGGTGGTATTCCTATAATCTTACTATGTAATATTTTCTCACCTGAATAAGCATAATTTATCATTATAGAGGTTATAAACAGTAAGGTTGTAATTAGTATTAATTTTTTCATTATTTTTTTACCATTGTTGGTTTTTCAATCCATTTGCCATCTGGCAGTTGACAAGCAGTACCGAATACGACTCTTCTATTCACACCACCAACACCGATCAACGGCCACTGGTTTGATATGTCAATTGTTGCGTCATAGTCTTTACACTTGAAAGGACCTTCTAGGTACGATCTGGATACTTTAATAATACCAGAGTTACCTGACTTTTGATTATACCAGTTAGTATAACTTTGTGTACCTGGACCATTGTTTAAGTGATCTACAAATACAGCATTGTGTACATCATAATCTGACTTATACATAATTTCTGCACCAGCAAAAGCACCTGCAACAGCACAACCAGCAATCACATAAGGATTGTCTATCCCTAATGAAACACAACCACTTGTTGTCGTTACTGTTCCTAATACAGCACCTACTTCGGATCTGTTTATATTGGCACAATTAGTTAGCAATAAACTAACTAGTGAAATCCATATTATTTTTTCTAATTTCATCACAAATTTTCTGACTATCTACACTTTTAACAATATAATAGTCTTCGTTATTATCAACTACAAATTTACTAAAACCTTTTTCCTGCCAAAGCGTTTGTGCCTTAGCAGTAATAGGTCTGAATAAGTGAGTACCGTCATTGGCACTCGTACATACAAAATCTCCGTACATATTAATTTAAGTTCAATTTCTGAGCAACTTTAGTAATGTCTTCTTTAACATTCTTATAGTTCTCTAATTGAAATATTTTAGTTTTACAGATTTCTCTAGCAAAAATGTTTAGGTCATAACAACCTGCCTGTGTGTATAGTTCTTTCCACTCGGCCTTTGTTTTACCATTTACATCTATTTCCTCTACTATGTTTTCAGCATAACTTTGAAATGCAAAGCACGAACCTAAAAATAGTATTAATATCAATTTCTTCATATTATATTTTTCTCCCCATTGTTTTAAAGTCTGATACATCTACAACTTGGTAATTACCTTTGTTGTAAGCAAGACTAATTGTTTTACCGGCAGGCAATTTAACTTGTGGTAAAGTTCTCTTTACACAAGTGCCTGGGATCCTATCACTAGTTGGTATAGAATTTCTTACTAGACCGTTTATGTCTAAAGACAAATTAGGAAAATTAAATCCTTTCAAAGTCTTCATAAAAGAAGGTCTAGTTATATTTTTATATTTTTCTTTTACTTTTTTCATTAATCGTTTACAGATGTTGGTACTGATTCTGCTCTTTTTTCTGCATATGACATACCGAAACCTAGTTGATAAAAAGTATCTCTAGGATCTGTTGTCTTGTAAGCATTAAGTAATGCGTCAAAATCAATATCTAATTCTGAATAATAAGATGGATTTGACTTTTTAAGAGCAATGTGTTCGTTTAAGAAGTTTACTCTATTAGTATAAAAGTCATTCTCTTTGTCTTCTATTTCTGTAAATGAAGATAAAGCAACATCTTTGTTTTTTGCGTCTGCAAACTCTTTGTATAAGTTGTCTTTGTCGTATTTGTAACTGTGATTATTTGACATATAGTATTATCCTTTGTTTTTGTTAGTATTATCTCTTAATTGTATCATAAATCGTATTAAAAGTCAAGCCATTAAAAAGCGAGTAAAATCAACGATTTTTGACTATTTAATCGTCCGAGGATGACCGAGGATTGATGATTCGTACCCACCACGCACTCTTTATCACTCATTATTTTCTCTTCCAAGTTGTATTAAACCATTCCTTTAAAAATGCGATCTTTAACTTCCAATCTGAAATCGCATAAGCAATTGCTAATACGCAAATTACTAAAAATAACATTTCCATTACTTAACACTCCTTTTATGACTCTCGTGGTTGTTTACATATACTCTTATTAACCTTGATAGGTCAACTTCTACATCTTTAAGACTTTTAGGGTGTGTGAACCACACCTTGCAATCGTTAACAGGTATTAATTTAGATCCTGTTCCTACAACAGCATTGTCTGTATGTTTTCTCCAATCGTGTGAAGAATATCCTAGTACATCTTGTGTCATTATTTACCTAACTGACTTTCTGCCGATAAGTTAATTGAAGTATCAATATCTGATAATTCTTTTTCTGTAAATGTAGTTTCTGGTAATACATTACCATCTTTATCTCTCACTACACCAGCGTTCTTATCTTCTTCTTCAGGTGTCATTACTTCTACCTCGTCAGCATACTGGTTAATTTCTACATCACCGTTTTCTTTAGCATACTCGTCATCTGTATAAGATACTTTACCAAGGTATTCTGTTGTATCTGAATCTGTATAGTTAGCGTCAACCATATAGGTTTCAACACCATCTTTAGTTTCTGTGATCTCGTGGTTTATTTGTGAGTGATCTATACCATTATCACTTAATTTTTTATCAGCTTCATCTTTAGTATTTGCTAATACCTCTTGTTCAATAACAAGTGTATAATAAGTTTTCTTTCTGTATAGATTTTTACCTAAATCTTCCTTTACTAAAACTACTTCTATTTGTGTGTCCATAATATTCTCCTATTTCTTTTTACTATTCATTTTTTCAAAAAAAGCAACTGCCTTTTCGTTTTCACTACTCATTAATAATACGATATAATGTATCGCCTTTAATAAATCTTTTCTGTTTCTACCGTTCTTCTTACCGAATCTAGCAAGATACTTAATCGCATTTGCCTGGCAGAAATCTTTATCAATACCTAAATGTCTTAACATATCTTGTACTTGAAATCCGTCTTTCGTTGTACTGTAATGTTCAGTATAGGTTGATTTGATATAATCTGATATTTCTTTTATAATTTTATCTTCGTTGTATTTCATTAGTTGATCCTCTTATCGTTATAACTCATCACATTTGATCTAGTCAGTTTTTTGTTAAAATCTTTTCTTAAAGATTGTCTATCGTATGATTGTCCATAATCATACCACATTTTCTGATCGCCAGCAGCCGTATCACCGAATACATCTTCGTATGTTTGGTAATATTGTTTCTGATCTATCAATTCTACTTTAGTTGTCTTAGCAAAGTTAGTAGCAGTTTCTTTGAAATTCCAATCTAAAAACTTAACTATCTTTAGTTT